TTAATGGCGATTCCCAGGTTGAAACCAGTTATGGGCCCAACAGCATGGTTTACCCGAATGGCAGCACGTTTAGCGTCATCTTTTGGTTATTCAAAACCAATAGATCAAACAATTGTCAAGCGTAAAGCCATTGTTGGGTATATGGGTGAGAGTCATGTGGATATGCCATCATCTGCCTTTGTAGCATCTCCATTTCAAACCAATGATCTAGTTGTAGGGACTGTGGGAGGTACGGAAGAAGATGAGATGTCTTTTGATAGCATCCTTACCAAGCCCGCTATGATTTACAGGAAAGAGTTTACCACTACTGCTGCGGTAGGAGACTTGCTATACGCGAGTATCGTGTCACCATCATGCTTTTGGTTTAGAACGGCAGGATCAGGCAACATATCCATTTCACCAAATGCAACGTTGACCACGAGTTGTTTTGCACCATCGCATCTTATGTACATAGGATCCAACTTTAGATATTGGAGGGGTGGTTTTAAATATGTTTTCCAGTTTAGTAAATCTAAGATGCATGGAGGTAGGGTCGTTATATCTTATGTACCTGGTACGACACAGTCAAACAATTCACCTATCACTAATGTACAGGATTTGCCTATTGCTACTGCCTCGGGAGTTCAGATGACTGGTTATACAAAGATGTTTGATTTGCGAGATTCATCAACTGTAGAGTTTGAGGTTCCTTTTATACATGAGTCACCTTATGTGTCTATGAATGGTAGTATAGGCACACTGACGGTGCAAGTTGTTAGTCCTCTGAATGCACCGACCAATGCTGCAACCACTATTGATATGCTTGTATATGTGCAGGCGTTACCAGGTTTTGAGTTTGCAGCTTTGTGCCCGTCAATGATAGATGCAACTGACTTCAGATCCGATAACACATCTTCTGGTGTGTTTTTACAAGCTGGTGGCGTATCATCTGATGCTGATGCCAGCCAATTGACCATAGGCGAGCGCTTTGCTAGTGTCAAACAGATTGCTATGATACCTGATTGGCACGTGTTTGATCAGACTAATAACACTTTTCTTAATTTCACACTAGGGCCATGGTTTCGTAGGGATTATCTGCCAATTATAACAGGCACATCTCCTATAGCTAATACAGCCAGTGCTGTATTTTATGGATCCAAGTGTGGTCGTATGCAGGAACTGTTTGCTTTTGTGTATGGCTCCACAGAGTGGATAGCCATAACTGATGACCCAGATGGAAGTTCCAATGGTATCACAGTCTCTGTGGCACCTACGGATGGGAATTTCTCTGAGACAGGAGCGGGCTCTTTGTATAACAAGAATTTGACTGACACTTCTGGTCACTTGATAGTTGAACAACGCGGTGCTGTACGTGTAGTGGTTCCTCCTTTTGCACGATATCAGCGTATTCCCCATTACCCTTATAGACAGGGTGCGGGTGCCACGCAGGCAACTGCTCCTGGAACATATTCCACATCTCTAACTTACAGTATACATTTGTATAATATGAGAATTAGGAATAATACAGGAGCTACACGTCGTGTTGCACTCGGTAGGGCCGCGGCGGATAATGCCACAATGGGTCAATACATTGGTCCTCCTTTGTGCAATTACTTCCAGAGTACGGCCAGTGTACCACCGAATCCATCGACGCTACCGTTTTAGCTCCCTCATGG